TGACAACCAAGCACCTAGCTTAGTGTCTTTAATTTTCTTTTTATCACTCATTTTCTAATTGTTCTATTTCATCATAATCCCATTGAGCAAGATCTATAACAGCAATCGGTAGATCTCCCTCAATAATCTGCATAATTTGATCTTTTCTAGCTTTTTTCATGCCTTGTGGGAAAGCGTATTTATAAATTGTGTTATATGCATCTGTTTCGGAAACACCAAATTGTTGTGCATTATAATAAAGTCTACTTAATTGTTTTATTGCTGGTTTCATAGCTTCTACTGACCTCTTAAGTTGTGACTCTCTAGGTTCCCCAGCATACATGTCTCTATCTCTAAGTCTAAAGGCAGACTGGAAATATTCTTTCTGATCGAACATTCTAAATTTCATGCTCTCTAGAACATCTATCTCATAGCTTTTCATTCCAGAAAGCACCTCCCAAAATTCTCCAGCAGAAGCTCCCGCTTTCATGTAGTTTTCTGATTCCTTAAAGAAAGAACTTCTTATCCTTGCTACCGAACCAGGTTCAAGTATAGTGGCAAAAAATGCCGCAGTAGCCATTGCGTTAGCTTCGTTAGTATCAGCTTCCTCCCATGACTTACCTTGCCTAATCTCCTCTAATCTCCTAAACATAATATCTTGCTGACCAAACGTACCAGCTATTTCTAATAAACCATCGATAAACGAATCTTTAGGGGTATCTGCAGACATAACCGCTTCAAAGATGGAATCTATACCTCCAAGACCATCAGCAGAAGTCATATCTTGAACTATAATTTTACCATCACTAGCTTGATGAATTTTAAGCTGGTGATTTCTAGTCCATGAAGGAAGGAAATCATCCATAGACGACCTAAGCTTTCTATTCTCCTCACTCTGATCAGACCCACCACCAAC